ATTACCAAATGGGTACTACCAAACAGAAGTCAACAACCCAAATGACGAAGAAAAATGGGTTGACATCACGCGTAGAGAGACTCTCGATGGAGCTGAGGCTGCTATCGATGGCAGTGTCGAACATTTTGGTAAAAAACTGGAGTTCCTTAGTGGACCGAAAGTAGTTAAAACCTTCGAATCTTAGCATTATACAATTTAATTTAATTTAATTCAATACATTATGGAGTACAATTTACCTAGCGAGCTGGTCAAAGAGTTAAACTTTGGCGAGGAAGCTGAGAATAGAGTAATTGCTGGCGTCAATAAGCTAGCAAAAGCCGTGAAATCCACATTGGGCGCATCGGGAAAATGCGTTATTTACGAAGATGGACGAGGCAAACCGGTCATAACAAAAGACGGAGTAACCGTTGCAGAAAGCGTAGTCTTATTTGACCCGGTTGAGAATATGGGTGCTACCTTAGTTAAGGAAGCAGCCAGGAATACAGTGAAAGAGGCTGGTGACGGAACAACAACCGCTACAGTTCTAGTCGAAGCCCTTATAAATTCTATACGTTTTGCCATCGCTGCAGGCGTTTCAATCAGAAAAATTAAAGATGGAGTTAATCAATGCCTCACTGAGGTTATTGAATACTTAGATTCAACCGCTATAGAGGTAGAGGGTGACATGCTTAAAGCTGTTGCTGCTATATCCTGTAATAACGATGAAGAGCTAGGTAAAATTATTGCTGAAGCCTACGAAAAAGTAGGTAAGCATGGCGTTGTTCTATTAGAAGAAAGTCCTACTGAAGACACTTACGTAGACGTGGTTGATGGAGCGCAAATAGACTGTGGTTTAACATCACCTCATTTTATTACTAATACAGAGAAGCATATATGCGAGTTAGATAATCCATATGTATTAGCTGTTTCCTCTGAAATACCTAATATACGTAAGATTCAAGGGGTTTTAGAACACGTTATAAAACAAGGTAGAGCTTTACTTATTGTAGCACCAGTTGCACAGCAAGTTAAATCTGCTTTATTAATGAATAAGGTTAAGGGTAACATTAAGGTAAACATCGTTGACCCTCCAGGCTTTGGTCCTACTAAAATGGATGCTATAGAGGATTTAGCTATACTAACCGGTTGTACTGTAATAAATGAAGAACTAGGTGATGACTTGGATCTTATAACACCAGAACATTTGGGTGAAGTAGACTTTGCCGTTACTGACGACAAGAATACTACTATAACTATGGATGCTACTACTAATAAGGTATTAGAAAGAATAGTGGAAGTCAAAGCTATGATAGCTGAGGAGAATAACGGGTTTTTAAAGAAGAAGCTCGAACAGAGGTTGTCTACTTTATCGGGTAGCGTTGGCGTTGTTAAAGTTGGTGCTGACTCCAAGATTGAACTTAAAGAGAAGAAAGATAGAGTTGAAGATGCTATATATGCAACTAAAGCTGCTCTTAAAGAAGGTATAGTTCCCGGTGGTGGTGTTGCATTGTTGAACGCTGCAGAAAAAATTCTCTCCGGACAAGCCGGAGATGTATTGCTACTAGCGTGCCGAGCTCCTTACGAAACCATACTATCCAATGCTGGTTATGAAGACATGATTAACACTCAGGACATAGGAATGGGTATCGATGTAATAACTGGCGAATCTGTAGATATGGTTGAAGCAGGTATTATAGATCCAGTATTAGTAACTAAAACAGCATTGAAGAACGCTGTGAGTGTGGCGCTTACAATAATGTCAGCTGATTGTGTAATCTCAAATGTACGTGTAAATGAAGGCAGTTAATGATTATATAGTTGTAGAAAGAATCAAAGAAGAAAAGAAAACCTCTGGGGGTTTACTTTTAACTGATGATACAGATACAGATAATAGATATAAGAAAGCTAAAGTAGTATCAGTTGGAAACTTAGCGGACATCATAAAGGTTAATACGGTAGTGATGTACGATAAGCACGCTGGCCACGATATAGCCTATGAAGATTTAATGTATAGAGTTATTAGATTAAGAGATGTAGTTCTAGTAGATGAGGATAACGTCTGATGATATAAAGAGAATACAGCTGTTCAAGTACTACAGGATAGTACGTAAATGGATATGTAAAACTAACAAGCTAAACGACGCTGATTTAGAGTTATTAATATACTTAAATTGTTTAGATAGATTTACAAGGCATGAGTTTATTAATGGTGTTTATTCTTACTCATGGGATAAACATAGGTGGGAACGGTTGAGAAGAGATGGGTGGATAGATGTTTGGAGAGAAAGAAATCGAACTACAATGAAGTATGCGGTTTACAAAACGTCATTTAAGTGTAATCATATGATAAGTAGAATATACAGGATTCTGCTTGGAGAAGAGGATATACCTGTTTCAATAAAAAATCCTTACTATAAGAACGAATCATATACTGACAAAGTTATGAATAAGGCTATAGATGATATGATTAAAGACAAAGACAGATAATGGCATATAATAAAGCTTTTGGAAAAACCGTTAAGTCCGCTGGTAAGTCTGAGTCAAGACGAGATGCTAAAGATAAGAAAGATTCACCCTTAAACTTTGATTGGGGTGGTGCACTAGATTATGCGCAGACTGGATTAACAGCTGCTGGTATGGTGCCTGGTCTAGGGAATCTTGCAGATCTAGCTAATGTAGCTGTGTCAGGTGGTAGAGCCGCATATGCAAAAGCAACTGGTAATGACGCTGACGCTAAAAAGCACGCTGCTGCTCTGGCTATAAACGCTGCTGCTGCTATACCTGGAGCTGGCTTAGCTGTAGGTGCTGGGAAACTAGCTAAAGCTGGGTTAACGGCAGCTAAAGGAGCTAAGACACTTGATAAAGTAGCTGACAGTGCTAAACTGGTTAAGAAAGGCGTTGAGGCTAAAACTAAGGCTAAAACTGCTTTAGATACAACTAAAGCTTTAGCTACTAAAGGTAAAGACTATGTTAAGCAAAGTGTTAAAGATGCTGGTAAAGGACTTAAAGGTCAAAAAGGTTCTTTTAAAGAATATTATGGTGGTAAAACTTTAGGTGAAGCAGTAGTAAAAGCTGGAGCTAAAAAAGGTGTAAAGAAGGTAGAAAAAGAAACTGTTAAATCATACGCGAAGTCAGAAATAAAAAAGAACGAAAAGGAAGCTAAAGAAAAGAATTTAGCAACTAAAAATAAAGCTAAAAAGCAAAATATAGCATAATGGGTTTTAAGTTAGGTAGAGAAAGTAGACAGATTAGAAATTCCAAGAACACTCCTATATTTAGAAAAAAGCTAGAAGATGGTGTAATGGGTAAGGCTAATAACGATGGATCTATAGATATAGATAAATCAGTTAAACCTGGCAGCGCGCTAGAGAAGAGAGTTATCAATCATGAGACACAACACATGAAAGATATGAAGTCTGGTAAGCTTTCTTATGGAGATGATTATGTTAGATATAATGGTAAAACCTTTCCTAGAAAAGATGGTAAGATTAAGCACAACGGTAAGTGGAGCGAAGAGGGTAGTATGAACTTCCCTTGGGAGAGGAAGGCTAGAGATAATGAATAATGGGATTATTACAAAAAATACTTTCAGGTGGAGCTGGTAAATTAATAAAAGATGTTGGTGGGGTGTTGGATAGTTTAACAACCACTAAGGAAGAGAAGCTAGCTGCTGAACAAAAGATAAAAGAACTAATATCTAACCATGAGTTAGAATTACAAAAGCAAGTAACCAATAGATGGGAGGCTGATATGAAGTCTGATTCTTGGTTATCTAAAAATGTTAGACCACTAGTTCTTATGTTTCTAGTTGTATCAACAGTGTTAATGATATTTATTGATGCTGGAGTTATAGCTTTTGATGTAGAACAAAAATGGACTGATCTATTACAATTAGTATTAATAACAGTGATAGGAGCCTACTTCGGAGGACGTTCACTAGAAAAAACAAAAAAGTAAATTAAATTTTATTATGGAAGCAACAAAAGAAAAAATGGTTGATTTAAAACCTAAAGCTGAAAAAGTAACTGAAGAGCAATTAAAAAACCTACAGTTAATCGTTAATAAAAATAACGCATTACAATTTAGAGTAGGTGCTTTAGAAGCTCAAAAACACGAATTGCTACATCAGCATTCGCAAGTTCAAGGTCAAATAATTAAACTGCAAAGTGAACTAAGCAATGAGTACGGTAGTTTTGATATTAATCTAGAAGATGGTACAATTAATTATCCACCCGAAGATGGACAGCCACGTAATTAGAAAGATTACTGTAGGTAAAGATTATAAGAATGATGCAATGCATTACTCTGTTGGTCAAGATGTCTATGGTGGTCACACGATATGTGATATATTAGAGGAAGAAAGTAAGTACTCTATTTATATTAGGAAGAAGGATATTGTTATCCCTTGGAAGGATTTCAATAAGAACATGGCAATATCAGTTGAATATGATCTCAATTATTAATGAGACCTATATATGATTATATTATAAAACCTTGTGGAGACAGATACAGTAACTCTGTAAGTGTGGGTGATAAGAAGTTGATATTAAATACTGAGATATTTAATCATGGATATATTAATCGTAAAGCTATCGTTGTCTCTATTCCTGTTAACAATGTTCATAATCTACAAGAGGGTCAAGAAATAATAGTCCATCACAATATATTTAGAAGATGGCATAACGTTAAGGGTGTAGAGAAAAACAGTAGAGGGTTTTTAAATGAAGAAGAGTATTTAGCTTCACCTGACCAAATATACATGTACAAGAATGCTGATTGGGAATGTGTTAATGGTTATACGTTTATTAAGCCTTTAAAGAATAAAGATAAGTTTTCAGTAGAGGTTGAGAGACCTTTAATTGGTATAGTTAAATACTCTGACGGTACATTTCTTCCGACTCAACTTGTTGGGTTTAGACCTAGTAGTGAATATGAATTCATTGTAGACGGGGAGAGGTTATATAGAGTTATGAATAATTTTATTACAATTGAATATGAATACCAAGGAAACGAAGAAGAGTATAATCCAAGCTGGGCGGAGAGCAGTAGAAGAGTTAATTAAAGTAGCTAAGGAGCCTATTGTGGACTCTGACGACGATATATCTGCAGATAGATTAAAAAATGCAGCTGCCACTAAAAAGCTAGCCATATTTGACGCTTTTGAGATTCTAACTAGAATAGAAGAAGAGGAAAGAGTATTGAATGATTTAGATAAACCTAAAGATAGTAAACCTAAATTTCAAGGGTTTGCAGAAGGAAGGAGTAAGTAATGTACAAGCAATCATTATATAAGGTCATAGAACCTATAAAGCTAACCACCATTAATCGACTTAATAAGGGTAAGAAGTGGGAGTATGGTTACGATAAAGATAGCGATGTAGTAGTTATATCTAAATCTGGTCAGATAGGTGATATACTAGAGATACAGGGTTTAAAGATAGCTCTACCAAAACCACCTAAAGATGTATTTAGTTGCTCTAAAAAGAAAGCAGATCAGAAGTGGAGAAAGTTTCAAACTCCCGATGTTTTCAAAAAGATTAAAACTAGATTCGACTGGGTGGATTATCCTGAAGAGTTTAAGCAAGCTCACTATGGATATATAGATCAGGAGTTTGATAGAAGAGAAAACGGGTTTTGGTTTATGAATAATGGTACTCCAACCTACATACCTGGTAGTTACTATATGTATTTGCAATGGAGTAAGATTGATGTTGGTGCTCCAGACTTTAGAGAAGCAAATAGATTGTTTTTTATATTTTGGGAGGCATGTAAAGCTGATAGGAGATGCTATGGTATGTGCTATCTTAAGAATAGACGTTCTGGTTTTTCTTTTATGAGTTCGGCTGAGACTGTTAATTTAGCTACCCTAGCAGGTGATAGTAGATTTGGAGTGCTATCTAAAAGTGGTGCGGATGCTAAGAAAATGTTTACGGATAAGATAGTACCTATAAGTATTAACTATCCGTTTTTCTTTAAACCTATACAAGACGGTATGGATCGCCCAAAATCTGAACTGGCTTACCGTGTACCAGCTAAGAAGTTTACCCGTAGGAAAATGGGTGTGCATGAAGAGCAAGATGATATGCAGGGTCTTGATACGACTATTGACTGGAAAAACACTGGCGATAATAGTTATGATGGTGAGAAGCTAGCACTACTAGTTCATGATGAGAGTGGTAAATGGGAAAGGCCTGACAACATACTTCATAACTGGCGAGTTACTAAAACTTGTTTGAGGTTAGGTGGTAGAATAGTGGGTAAGTGTATGATGGGATCAACATCAAACGCTTTAGATAAAGGTGGTAATAATTTTAAAAAGCTTTATAATGATTCCAATGTTACCAAGCGAAATAGAAATGGTCAGACAAAGTCTGGTTTATATTCTTTGTTTGTCCCAATGGAGTGGAACTATGAAGGATTTATTGACGAGTTCGGACTTCCAGTTTTTGATACACCAAGTAATGACAGGCGAGGACCACATGGTGCATTAATAGATATAGGTGTTGTTGATTACTGGGAGAACGAGGTTGATGGATTGAAAGGTGATCAAGATGCTTTAAATGAATTCTACAGACAATTTCCTAGATCAGAAGAGCACGCATTTAGAGATGAGACAAAAAACTCTTTATTTAATCTAGTTAAAATATACGAGCAGATCGATTACAATGAAGGTAATAAAAACTCTTCTGTATTAACTACTGGTAATTTTCAATGGGTTAACGGGGTTAAAGACACACAGGTAGTTTTTAATCCAGACCCAAAAGGTAGATTTAAAGTTAGTTGGGTACCAGGTAGGAATTTACAAAACAGTGTAATAATAAAGAACGGAATAAAATACCCAGGCAATGAACACATGGGAGCTTTTGGTTGTGACAGTTACGATATATCAGGTACTGTGGATGGCAAGGGATCTAAAGGTGCTTTACACGGATTGAGTAAGTTCAGTATGGAAGATGCTCCAGCTAATACGTTTTTCCTAGAATATATAGCTAGACCACAAACTGCAGAGATATTCTTTGAAGATGTTCTAATGGCATTAGTATTTTATGGGATGCCTATACTCGCAGAGAACAATAAACCTCGTCTATTGTATTATTTACGGCGTAGAGGTTACAGAGGTTTTAGTATGAACAGACCTGATAAAGTTTGGAATAAATTATCCGTAGCTGAAAGAGAGGTAGGCGGTATACCAAACTCTAGCGAGGACATAAAACAAGCTCATGCTGCTGCAATTGAAATGTACATTAACGATCATATTGGTTTGCTTCAAGATGGTACTTACGGTACTATGTATTTTAATGAGACGTTAAACGACTGGAGTAGATTTGACATAACTAAAAGAACAAAGCATGATGCTTCCATTAGTACTGGTTTAGCTATCATGGCTTGCAATAGGCATTTGTATAGACCGAACCCAGAATATAAAAGAGAACCAGTCAACCTCGCAATATCCAAATATAAAAATACAGGTTTTAATTCAACAATAATAAAAAAGTAAATTATGGCAGAGTCTGCGATAAGTAATTTTCCTTCACAAGCGGTTAGTGATTTAGAAAAGATGACCAAGGAATACGGGTTGAAAGTAGCTAGAGCTATAGAACACGAATGGTTTTCTGGTAATAATCATAGATACTACAAGCAACAGAGTAACTTTCACAGTTTAAGATTGTATGCAAGAGGAGAACAACCTATACAAAAATACAAAGATGAGTTATCTATAAATGGTGACTTAAGCTACTTAAATCTAGATTGGAAACCTGTACCAATTGTACCTAAGTTTGTTGATATTGTTGTAAATGGTATGGCTCAAAGAGCTTACGAAGTTAAAGCTTACTCTCAAGATTCATATGGTGTAAGTAAAAGAACTGAGTATATGGAATCTATGCTTAGAGATATTAGAGCTAAAGAGTTTAATGATGCTGCTAAGCAAGGTTTAAATATGGATCTATACGAGAATGATCCAGAAAAACTACCTGATACAGAGGAAGAGTTAGCATTACATATGCAGTTGGATTATAAACAAGCTGTTGAATTAGCTGAAGAGCAAGCTATAAATGTCTTAATGGATGGTAGTAGGTTTGACTTGATAAAGAGAAGAGCTTTGTATGATCTAACTACTATAGGTATAGGTGCTACGAAGACTACGTTTGATTGGAGTGAAGGTGCTAAGGTAGAATATGTAGATCCAGCTAATTTGGTTTACTCTTACACTGAGTCACCTTATTTTGATGATATATATTATGTTGGTGAAGTTAAAGAGATACCTTTAAATGAATTAGTAAAACAATTCCCTAATCTAACAGAATCCGAAATTAAAGATATTGTTAGTGGACCAAGAAGTTCTATGAAGGGTTATCAAGGTCATAACAGAAACTACAATAGCAAAGATAATAATAAAGTTGATGTATTATATTTTAACTTTAAAACACATAAGAATAATACTTATAAAGTAAAGGAAACTGGTAGCGGCGCCGAAAGAGTTATAGAGAAAGATGATACGTTTAACCCGCCAGCAGACATGGAAGGAAACTTCTCTAAGTTGGAGAAAGTAGTTGAATGTTTGTATGAAGGAGTATTGATCCTTGGTACTGATAAATTACTTAAATGGGAGATGGCTCAGAACATGTTGAGAACTAAGTCTAACTTTTCTAAGGTTAGAACTAATTATAGTATTGTAGCACCTAGAATGTACAAAGGTAAAATAGAATCTATAGTTAGTAGAATTACTGGGTTTGCTGATATGATTCAGTTAACTCACTTGAAGCTGCAACAAGTACTATCACGCATGGTACCCGACGGTGTTTACATGGACGCTGATGGTTTAGCAGAAGTTGACCTTGGTAACGGAACTAACTACAGCCCACAAGAGGCTTTAAATATGTTCTTCCAAACAGGTTCTGTTATCGGTAGATCGTTTACTTCTGAGGGAGATCAGAATCCTGGTAAAATACCTATTCAACAAATACAAAATGGTGCGGGTGGAAACAAGCTACAAAGTTTAATCCAAACTTATAATTACTATCTGCAGATGATTCGTGACGTTACCGGGTTGAATGAATCCAGAGATGCTTCAACGCCAGATAAAAACGCTTTAGTTGGTATTCAAAAGCTAGCCGCTGCTAATTCTAACACAGCTACAAGACACATACTACAGTCAATGCTTTTATTAACCACTGAAAACGCTGAAGCTTTATCGCTTAGAATATCGGATATAATAGAGTATTCCCCAACTAAGGAAGCTTTCATACAAGCCATAGGCGCTCACAACGTTGCTACATTAGAAGAGATGACGGAGTTACATTTGTATGATTTTGGTATATTTATAGAGTTGATGCCTGATGATGAAGAGAAACAAATACTTGAAAATAACATACAGCAAGCCTTAGCTCAACAGTTAATAGATTTAGACGATGCTATTGATCTTAGGGACATTAGAAATGTTAAATTAGCAAATCAGCTACTTAAGATAAAGCGTAGAAAGAAACTTGAGAGAGATCAGAAGATGCAGCAAGAAAATATTCAAGCTCAATCACAAGCTAATCAACAAGCTCAGCAAGCTGCTGCTCAAGCTGAAATGCAGAAAGCTCAGCAAGCCGCACAAATAACCACACAATTAGAACAAACTAAAAATCAAATGAAACTTCAGTATTTAAGAGAAGAAGCTGACGTTAAGAAAGAGTTAATGAACCACGAGATGTTTATCAACATGAAACTTAACACTATGGAGAATCAAACTCTAAACGAAAGAGACTCACGTAAGGATGATAGGTTAGATCAACGTGAAAAAATAAAAGGTGATGTAAAAAATCAGGGTGAATCCGTTAAAAGATTTGAATCATCAGGTAATGATGTAGTAGGAGGAGGCCTTGGTTTAGAAAGGTTTAACCCTAGATAATTAATTATATAATATTTTATTATGGCAGAAGAAATAGAAAACGTAGCTGAAGAGGTTACAGAACAACCAGTCGAGAACACTGAAAACGAACCAACGTTTATGAGCGAAGGCGATGACAGTGTAGTTAAGATAAACCTAGACAAAATACAAATACCAGATGAAACTACAGAAACAGAAGCTGACACAACAGGAGTGGTGGGACGCGATGAAACCCCCGACACCTCAAAAGAACAAGAAGAAGTACAACCGCAAGGAAAAGTACAAACAGAAGCACCAGTATTAGAAGAGGTAATAGAGGTTGAAGCTGTCGAAGAACAAGTTCAACAAGTAGAAGAGCAAGTGGCCGAGGCGATAGTCGAAGCTGTTGAAACTGGTAAACCTCTACCAGAGAACATCCAAAAGTTAGTTGACTTTATGGATGATACTGGGGGAGACATAAATGATTACGTAACCTTAAATAGAGATCTAGAAAAACTAGACGACTCTGAGGTTTTAGATGAATACTATCGCTCGACAAAATCTCACTTATCAGCATCAGAAAGAAACTTCTTATTAGAAGATCGTTTTGGGTTTGATGAAGATGTAGATGATGAGCGTACAATAAGATCAAAGAAAATCGCTTTAAAAGAGCAAGTTGCTGAAGCGAAAGCCCACTTAGACAGGCAAAAGTCTAAATATTACCAGGACATTAAAGCAGGTAGCAAACTTACGGGTGAGCAACAAGAAGCTATAGAGTTCTACAACAAGTACAGTACGGAGTCTGAGGAAACTCAAAGACTAACGCAAGTTAACAAAGATGTTTTTCTAAATAAAACGGATAATCTATTCAACGACAAGTTCAAAGGTTTTGACTATAGTGTTGGAGATAAGACTTACCGTTACAATGTGAAAAACGTGGGAGACGTAAAGAATACACAAAGCGACCTCAACAATTTTATCCAAAAGTTTTTGGATGACAACAATCAGATGAGCGACGCTGCAGGTTACCACAAATCTTTATTTACAGCAATGAACGCTGATGCTATTGCTCAACATTTTTATGAGCAAGGAAAAGCAGACGCAGTCAAAACATCTGTAGCTAAAGATAAAAATATTAATGTCAACCCAAGAAGTACACATAGTGGAACAACCATTGGTGGTACAACAGTTAAAGTGTTAGGCAATGATTCTTCTGATTTCAAATTTAAAATCAAAAAGAATAAATAACTTTAAAATAAAAAATTATGGCAATTTCAAATCCTGGTGGTTCGTTAAATAGTGTGGCTGCTCCACAGAAGCAAGCACTATCATCAAACTATCTAGACTTTACGGGTGGAGCT